GCGATAGTAGAACACTAGACCAGAGGGCCACGGCCCTCTTTTCTTCTGCCCTAGCGCATAGTACCGTGTCGCTAGGGCGCAGGACGCAGGGCCGCAGGCACACGCGCCTCTAAAATAGGGCGCAGGCCCTCGAACAAAGACGCAGGGCCGCAGGTCCGCAGGACGCAGGGCGCAGAGCACCCTTTTTCCAGCACCTCGGGCCCCTGATCCCCCCCAAATAAAACTATATCACGCTCCTTGGCCCTCTTTACTAAGAAGAAACTCGACCCTCCGCGAGCGTAATATGCCATGTGCCAAGCGATTTGATGAGGCGAGATATTTACCCGCGTACCTTTGCTTACCTTGAGTTCCAGCCAGAACGGAAGGCCGTCCCACACTAGGTGTACATCAGGCACACCGCCACCGTGCTTGTTCTCAATCCTCGTCGCGAAGCAATTCTTGGGCAGGTTCGACCTGATCGATTGCCAAAAGTTCGCCTCCGGTCCCTTGCTCATCCGGTGTGATATCCTTTGCTGTGCCATCGATCACAAAGGCTTGGGGGTACTGCTTTTGCAGCGCCGCCAAACGAGAGGTGATCTCATCCCTTGACATCTGATCTATGGAGTTGATTTGTTCTCGCCTATCAACAGTCAAGCCGCCCAGAGCAGCGCGGATTTTTTCTGCGTTGATAGCGGCGGAGAATTGACCCGCGTCCTCCGCACCAAGAGACAGTTGATGCAGCCGTTCGAGTTGCCCGATAGTGGTCACACCATACCGTCTCTCTCGCTCGGTTCGAAGCTCCTGCACATATTCCAGAACGTGTGGGTAGTCTCTGCCATTCAGCAACACTGATGCCTGCTTGGATGCCACGTCAGTGGAGTATCCTGCTTTCCTTGCACATTCAGCGTTGGAATAAATGCCTTCTACAATATGCCTAGCAAATGTTTTCTGGCGGTTTGTTAGCTGTCTGCCGTTGATTTTTTCTACTGCTGCCATGTCTTCCTCGTTGTGCCTTGCCAACAATTTATACCAAGCGAAAGTGTTTGACAACTTTCCTATATAGGGGGTTTTTTCCAGAGAAGTGTATCCAAACGTAACCAGTTGTATCCAGCCTTGGGCTGTACGAGGCATATAAATAAGGGTGGGATACGTTTGGATACGGTGGATACGGTAAATTCGGATGAAAAAAAATAAAAAATAAAAAATCTCTGGAGAATGCGCTATAGTGTAACTCAGGTCCGAGAACCGAGGTTCTTGACAACTGCACTGATATGCTATAACTTGCATGTGTTCAACAAGTAACTAAGGAAGGAAATAGTTATGCCTACTTTTACATTTACATGGCGCGAGGACGAGGACGGTGATTTTTTCACTACTGAAGTTCGTGCCGACAGTAAGGAAGCGGCTTACGAGCATTGGTTAGATTGGTCTAAGGATTACTGGGACACCAATGATTTGGTGTATTACGAGTGCATCGAGGGTACGAAAGATGATGTGAAGTTGCCTATAGATTATCAGGCGGGTCGTGAGGCGGCGAGTGCTGATATGTTGGTTGAAGGTTTTGATCTTCACACGGCGCTAAGATCTTTTGAGGATGATCCTGCGGACAGCCCGTATCAAGAGGGTTACTTGCGCGAGTTAGAGGAGGCGGTGTCGGGTCATGCCTAATCATTGTTATCAGAATGTGTGTATCATTGGACCAGAGCCGTTGGTTCGTGCGTTGAGTTTTGATCTGTCCAGCTTTTGTTCGATGGTTAAGCCGATGCCATTGGAGGTGTATAACGATCACTTAGGTGACGTGCCTGCGTGGTATGACTGGCGTGTAAAAAACTGGGGAACCAAGTGGGATTTGTGTGAGGTTGATAACGTTCGATGTGTGAATAGTGACGTTGAGTCATTAATTTTGGAGTTCAAGTGTTGGACTGCGTGGTCTCCCCCTGTCCCTGTGTGGGATCGTTTGGTTAATGAGTTGGGTTGTGTTGTGACGGCGGATTACCGTGACGAAGGTGGTTTGTTTGAGGGTGAGTACAACTGTAGTGACAAACGTTGGAGGCCCGAAGATGAGATCGCTTAATGGTTGGTACGAGAACGAGTACGGCGCGGTTCCATTTACGATGCCTGCTAAGACGTTGTTGAACGCGGTTGTAAAGATGCGTGAGATGGATGCTGACTTTGGTCACACTGACATGGAAGTAAACTGGGGCACGGTTGAAGATTTCGAATGCGTGACCCAACTAATCTATACATTACTAGAGGAGAAAAGAAATGATTAAGGATTTTTGGCAACGGTTGACGCGGAAGCGTCGGAGTAACGAGAAGCTAACTCGCAAGGAGCAGATCCTTTCGGAGTTGAGCCGAGGTGCGGGGACCGCGAGACAGGTAGCTGACCGCACTGGTTTGTCGTTAAACGTGGTTCGGGTGACTATGTCTGCCCTGCACAAGAAAGGTTTGATCAAGGACACTGGTATTGATGCTGGGTCTGAGAATGTTTGGGAGGTTGTTAAGTAGGATGCCTTATTTGTTTGAAGAAGAGATACTAAACATCGGGGTGTATCAGGATGCGAGTTGTATGGACGACGGCCCGACGATTCATTCATTCGACAACGACATATCCTCGTACAGTGCATCTGTTATGCGTGACCACTTTGACACGGCTGAAAAGACAGCGGCTTTGTGGGGGCAAGCAGGCAACTTGGTTATGTGTGTGAAGTTGCGCAATAGTGACGTGAAGGCGGACTGGAATGATGGGCGCGGGTGGAAAGATTTGAACGACTACAATGATATCACAGATCAGCCTTGTGAGCCGCCTAAGGAGTTTCATGTTCGTGTGACACAGGTCAACGACTTTATTATTGTTGCGGAAGATGCAGCGGACGCCAGACGAAAGGCGGCGGAGGATTACACTTGGGACGCGAACCAACGCCATCCCAACAGATATCATGCGGACATAGATGTGGAGGAAATAGATGATTGAGTATTTCACGGCGCTGGTCTTGTCGTATGAAGTTCAAGGGACCGAGATTGAGACGTTGGTTTGGTTTCAAAGCAAGGACCATTGTCAGGCGGTTATGGATCGTAACATTGCGGAGCCGTTGTACGATGAATTGTACGACTTGTACGGCAAGAACATTATGATGTCGTGTGAGGTGTCGAGCATTGCATCGAGAGTTATCAGGCCCAAGGCCCGACCGGAGTTGGGCCATGGGTGATGCAGAGTTAAGCATGTTTCAGCAGTCGCAACTGCGGTGGCTCAAGCAGCAAGTTGATGCGCTGCAAGATGAGCGGTATCGCCGTGATGCGCGGCCCAACGTGCATCGAGAGTTGTTCGCTGCGCGTGAGGAGTTGGATACCTATGTTAAGAACCTTCGGGCCACAGGGAAGCAGATATGAAAAGATGGACAGAACAAGACAAAGAATGGCAGGGTTACAAACGCAAGATGGCGAACGGCATGAAGGTTACGTTGCCTGACAACCCTTGGGATAAAAACAAAGAGGTGGACACACAAGATGGATCCAAGAGTAACGTGCATACCGACAAAGATTAAGGAATTGTCGCGGGAGATTGACGACATCGAATGGGAGAATCACCGAGATCCGCGGATCGAGGGCCTTATCAACGAGCTTAACTATCTAAAGAAACAAGAAGAGAAAGGAATAATTTATGAGCCAAATTTTTGAAACGAAGAAGAAGTTTCATTCAGAACAAATGGAAGTTTTGATTGAGGAACTGACGTATACAGACAGTGCGTTTGGATCGAACGAGGAAGGTGACGGCGTATTCTTTAACAAGCGGATCGTCGATGCCATGGACATTGAGGTTGGCGACGAGGTAACGGCGCACTGCATTCCGAACTATTCTGACAAGCGGGACGACATACCGTGGCGCTGCATTCGGATTACGCGCAAGGTTCCTGCTGGTTTCATTCATGCCATGGACCGAGAGGCTCGGAAGGATGCTCGGGATGCTCGGGACGAAAAGGATTAGATTGCATGTTGTCCTCCAGTAGTGTAGAAGCACACAACAAATGGAGGACAAGTCATGGCTCGCAAGAAGATGGAAGAGAAAGACAAGCAGCAGTTTCAGAACGTTGGCTTGATCAAAGAGGATCACGACATGCTGCGCAAGTTGGCGCAGTCAGAGCAAAGGTCCATGGCCCGACAACTATCGGTCTTGATTAGGAAAGCTATTGCTGAAATGGAAGCTGCGTAGTATAGTAATACCACTGCTCGATAGGCCCCACGCCTGTGGCCTACTGACCTCAACAACTAGCCCCGCTTCGGCGGGGTTATTTTTTTGCCTCGTTGAACTTACCTTTTTTGCCAGCGATCTGGTAATCTTTTTCTTTAGAGTACCCTCGGATCTGCGTGACGTTGTGGCGTTTCATATCTTTGAGAAAGGCGGCGGCGATGTCGGGAGAGAGCCCAGTCAATTCGTTAAGCTCTCTCGTTGCGCTGTTCAGATTGGTCCAGCCTTTTTTGTAATCGCATATTGCTTCGATTACTTCCTCGTAGGATTTAACTTTAGCCATTGTTTAGCCTCTTCTCCTAGCACCAAAGCACCGATGTCGATCTTTGACCGTAATGCTTTGACGATGCGCTCATCGATTGTGCCCTCGGAGATCAGATCGATGTACGTCACGTTGTTCTTTTGTCCGATCCGGTGTGCACGGTCCTCTGATTGGATGCGTGTTTCCAGATTGAAGTCATTGGCATAGTATACCACGAGGTTTGCTTCGGTCAACGTGAGGCCGTAGCCTGCGGTGGCTGGGTTGCCTATGAAATATTTCAGCGGGTGGTTTGGATCTTGGAAGTGCTCGACAATTCTTTGTCGCTCGTCGTCGGACGTATCCCCGAAGTATGCAGCGGCGCTGCCTTCCCCGAACTTTTTGTTGAGCATGGTGGTGATCTCTTTGATGTCGTGTCGGAAGCGCGACCAGACGATTGCCTTGCCGTCATGTTCTTCGATGATCTCTTCGAGCGCATCCATACGCGATGACTTAAACGTCAGGATGTCACCGTCATCTGTCTTGACATGCCCAGACATGATCTGTTGTAGCCTGAGTAGCTGGGTAATTACAGCGGGGGTCGAGACTAGATCACCATTGTCGAGTAGGATCAGTGCCTGCTGCTTGATCTGGTTGTACATCTTGATTTGTTCGTCGGTCAGCGTGACGTAGCGAGCGGTGTATATTTTCTCGGGCAGATCGAGGCAGTCTTTTTTGAGCACCCGAAACGAAAACGTGTCGATGCTATTGGTCAGTTCGTCTAGGTTCTTGAAGCCCAGCAACTGCTGGAACGAGTGGGATCCCATGGTGCGGCGCTGCATTACTGCGTACCGACCTTGGAATGCGTAGTAACTTTCGAAACCCAACAACCCAGAGCGAAGGAACTCGCACTGCGAATAAATATCCATTGGACTTTTTGTTATCGGAGAGCCTGTCAACAGTCTTTTGTACTTGAAGTTCCCTGCGATTTTCATAAGGTTCTTGGTGCGCTTGGCTTTGTGGTTTTTGATTGTGGTTGATTCGTCAATGGCGATCATACCGTTTGAGCCTAGCGCACGACCCATCCATTGCCCAGACGCATTACCTTTGGGGGAAGAAAAAGCCTCGACGTTCATAACAAAGATTGTCAGGCCATCGAACTTGTCTTTGACTGAACGCATTTCTGCTAGTTGTTTTTTGTTTGGCGCGGTGACCCACCGTATGACACGGTGCGGTACATCATCGGACATGTGCTCGGGTATTTCTTTGGCAACCCAGTTGCGGTACACGCCCTTTGGTGCGATGACCAAGGCGAAGTCGATCAGGCCAGACAGGTACAGCATACCCATGTTGTCGATCAAAACTTTTGACTTGCCTGTTCCCATCTCCATGAACAAGCCGAACTCGATGCGATCCCACCCTGTGTCAAGCGCCTCGGCTTGATGATTAAAAGGTGGCAATTTATATTTGTAGTTGACAACCATCATATACCTCCACTATTGTCTACTGTACGGATAGCACGAGGCTACCGGATAAATCAACCCTGAAGAGGAAAAACTTATGAGTGACATATTTGAAGACTTGTATGACGAAGACGAGGCCCTGTCCTCTGTCGATACTGGAACCGGAAAACAACTTAGTCAACTGGTTCGATCACTCCGCGAAGTTGAAGCAAAGATCAGCGAAGCGGAAGACTATATTAAAAGTTTAAAGCAGGAGAAACACAAACTCTCGGTGGAGAACATCCCGTCCTTGATGGATGAGATGGGGGTCGAGCGTCTTGATGTCGATGGTTCTGTCGTCGAGCGAAAGATGATTGTGTCTGCTTCAATACCCGTTGCGAATAAAGACGCTGCCTTTGATTGGCTGCGCGACAACGGGCTGGACGATATAATAAAGAACGATATCACGGTGTCGTTTGGCAAGGGTGAAGACAACGTAGCAGGGGATGTAGTGGGCCTGTTACAAGAACGAGGCTTCGACCCGAAGACCAAGACCCACGTCCACCCATCCACACTCAAAGCGTTTATTAAAGAGCGCGTGACGGATGGTAAACCAATCGACCTCGACCTGTTCGGGGCGTTCATTGCAAATACTGCACAGATCCGGAGGAAGTAATATGGGTGCCGTAGCTAAAAAGAAAAATGCAGAGTTAAGCACAGATGTCATGGATGACATCATGGGATTTGCTGGCGAGGGTGCGACCTTTGACAGTAGCGAAATGCAGATACCGTTTGTTCGTATCTTGCAGGCCATGTCCCCGCAACTCAAGAAGCGTGAAGCTGAGTACATTGAGGGTTCCGAAGAGGGTGACATGTTTAACAACGTCACCATGGAACTCTTTGTTGGGGAAGAGGGTATCAACATCCTGCCTTGCTATCAGACTACCAAGTATCTGGAGTTCGTCCCGAGAGAACAAGGCGGCGGATACCAAGGTGAGATATCCATCAGTGATCCTGTGCTGCAACAAACCAAGCGTGATGGGTCCAAAGAAATCTTGCCTAACGGAAACGAGTTGGTCAAATCAGATCAGCACTTCTGTTTGATTGTGGGCGAGGATGGCATCACACAACCTGTTGTCGTTGACATGAAGTCAACTCAGCTAAAGGTCAGCCGTCAATGGAAGACCAAGATCGCCATGCAAAAGATCAAGCACCCGAAGACTGGGCAGATGATCTTGCCTCCGCTGTTCGCAACACAGTGGAAACTGACCACGGTTCAAGACAGCAATGACCGAGGTTCATGGTTCAACTACAAAGTAGACAAGGTTGGTTTGGTCCAAGACCGCGACCTTTTGCTCGAAGCCAAAGCCTTCCGCGATAGTATCGCTGCGGGTGAAGTGAAAGCTGCGCCAGAGGAAGGGGCCTCCACCCCCACTCCTCCATTGAAGGATGATGAAATCCCCTTCTAGCAGCCTAGGGGGACGGGTACTGAGGCCGTCCCCCAATTTCACTTGGGAGCAGTAAATGTCACAATCAAAGAAGCTGCTTGCCGCGTTTGTCGGGGCTAAGAATGCTCATGGCACTACGACTGTCGGACGGACAAGTCGAAAGGGCAAGGCAGAAAGTCAAAGTAAAATTATACGCGAGCCGTTGACCGAGAAGCTAGTGCAGTCTCACATCAACGGTGAGCAAGGGGTCGGTGCCATACCGATCAACGAGGAGAACCAATGTAAGTTCGGTGCCATCGACGTAGATGTCTACGATCTTAACCAGAAAGAGTTGCAAGTTAAGATCCAGAAGCTGGGTCTGCCTTTGTTGCAGTGTCGGTCTAAGTCTGGTGGGGCGCATCTCTATTTGTTCCTGAAAGAGTGGGAGCAGGCGGCGGTGGTCCGAGAATATTTGACCGAGATGGCGATCATGCTGGGTCACAGCGGTGTGGAGATATTCCCAAAGCAAGACACGATCATCGTTGAGCGTGGAGACGTGGGCAATTTTATTAACATGCCCTACTTCAACGCCGAAATGCCCCAACGTTTTTGCTATGACAAGGATGGCGAGGCTATGGAACTGGATGAGTTTCTGGCTGCAATCGACAAGAACCGTGTCGAGTTGTCTGATCTGGAATCTATAAGATCCACCACACAGGTGCGTAAACATTTCTCGGACGGCCCACCCTGCATCCGAAACATTTTCTCGGACGGCCCACAGAGCGAGCCGCGCAACAAGCTGCTGTTTTTTATCGGAGTGTATTGCAAGAAGAAGTTTCCAGACGCGTGGCAAACTTCATTGGAGGAATATAACCGGACCTTGTTTTCCCCACCGCTGCCATCGACAGAAGTTATGACGGTGATCAAGCAGCATGAGAAAAAGGATTGGAGCTACACCTGTAAGGATGAGCCGTTCAAGTCGTACTGTGATCCATCTCTCTGCGTGTTGGCAAAGCATGGGATCAGCGACGATGCGCCCGATGCGCCACAGGTAGGCGGCTTGACAATCATGCTGTCGGAGCCGAGGCTATACTTCATGGACGTGAATGGGTTTCGCATTCAGTTAAGCACGGAACAGCTACAGAACCAGACGCTCTGGCAACGTGCTTGCATGGAGCAATGCAACTTTATGCCCCCCACCACCAAGCCTGACAAGTGGCGGAAGCTGGTCAATGGTGCGATGAGCCAAGCGACATACATCGACGTGCCGTATGAAGAGACAATAGCTGGTCAGTTCAAAGAGCATTTGTTTTCGTATTGCACAAGCCACATTCGGGCGATGGCACCAGAGGAGATCGACATGGGTAAGCCGTGGACTGATGACGGGGTGACCAAGTTTAAGCTGGAAGGTTTACTGGAGTATTTGCACCACCGCAGGTTTGCGGCTCAGACCCGAGCACAAATCATTCAGATGATACGAGACTTGGGTGGGGACAATGGATCCCAACACATTACACGAAAGAGCGGGAAGAGAACCACGGTTCGATGCTGGTGGGTTCCTGCGTTTGAAGATGACGAGGTAGAGTTGCCCGTACAGGAGATTAACAATGACATCCCATTCTAACAGACTGCTTCGGGTAGGAGAGGTTGCCGATCTACTGGGAGTATCGCGGTCCTACGTCTACAAGCTGGCGCAAATGACAGAAGACTTTCCAAAGCCCATTGTCCTTGGGTCCGATGACAACCGACGCTCGGCATCGCGCTGGGTGTTGGCGGAGATTGAGGATTGGGTCAACAGCAGGCCACGGGGAAAAGACTATGATACCTAAAGCGGAATTGATCCTTGGTCCCCCCGGCACAGGCAAGACATACTTCCTGATCCAGCAGATTAAACGAGCGTTGGAGGATGGTGTGCACCCTTCACGGATTGGGGTGATATCTTTTACCCGCAAGGCTATCGAGGAGATGGTAACACGGGCCTGCGCGGAGTTTAGATTGGAGCCGAAACACTTTCCCAACATGCGGACGAGCCATTCGTTTGGGTATCATGGGCTGGGACTGCAAGCTCAAGACGTTATGAACAAGGAAGACTACGACAACATCGGGCAGCAACTTGGTCTAGACTTCGATGGAAAAGTGGATGCCAGTTTGGATGATGGGGTGTTGACCCCCAACTTTAAAGCTGGAGAGGGAGCCGACTATCTTCAGATGGTTAATCGAGCGCGGCTGCGCATGGTTAGTCTGGACGTGGAGTTTAACGAGGCTGCGAACAGGGACTTGTACTTTCCAAAGTTAGAGCAACTGAACCAACAGATGGTTGAGTACAAGATTGCCACGGAGAAGTTTGACTTTGTAGACATGATCGAGAAGTACATCGAGGTCGGAGAGCCGCCCCACCTAGACTACCTGTTCATTGATGAGGCCCAAGATTTCACGCCATTGCAGTGGCACATGGCAGCTAAGATATCGGAACGCTCGGACAAAGTTTACATCGCGGGGGATGATGATCAAGCCATCCACAGGTGGACGGGCGTAGATGTTAAGCTGTTTAACAATAGCTCCGAGAACATCACGGTCTTGCAGCAAAGCTACCGCATTCCAAAGTCCGTGTGGCGAGTGGCGAGAACCATTGCACACAGGATTGAGGACCGTCACCTCAAGATGTTTAAGCCCCGAGACGAAGAAGGGACGGTTGAGTATGTTCACCACATGCAGGACATTCCGTTGCACGAGGGGTCGTGGACGCTCATGGCAAGAACGAACTCCATGGTGCGTGACATGGCTAAGTACATACGGCGCTCGGGCTTCAAGTATTCTGTGAAAGGAAGGCCAAGCATATCTCTTGAACTGGTAGCTAACCTGCAAACATGGGACGATCTGTGTGCCGACAGGGAGGTGGGCGTACAAAGGATCAAGGATCTATACGAGGCCGTTCCAAAACAGGGGAAGAACAAGGTTGTGAAGCGCAACAGTAGGCAGATGCTGGATCTGTTACCGCTCGACGCGACGTTAGACATGGAGATTTTGCAGCTTCAATACGGGTTGGTGGTTGGCGCAGAGACGAGTGCGTATGATGTTATGCGTGTGTCCCCAGAGGATCGTGATTACATCGACGCGATGGAGAGAAGAGGTGACGATTTGATGTCCGAGCCTCGTATAAAATTGTCCACCTTCCATGCTATGAAGGGAGGAGAGGACGATAACGTTGTGGTGTACACTGCCTCTACGAAAGCAGCGACCCAGAGCGAGCACCAAGACGATGAGCACAGGGTGTTTTACGTTGGCGTCACGCGAGCACGGCACAACCTGTGGGTCTTACAAACCGATAACAAATACAGGTATACGATATGACAAATGAGCAAGAGCGCTTTGATTTTATCGAAGCTGAAATCGAACGAGCCTATGTCCATGCGAACGATGAATGGAAACAGGAATACTACGACAACGCAGCCAAGTATTTGTCCGAGCATGAGTTTGTTGAGGGCGGAAAGATCTGTGCGTTTTGTAGATCGCAAGGGATGGAAGATCCTTACCACCATAATGTTTGGGGGGCTATGATGGCATCTCTGCGCAAGTTAGGATGGGTTGAAAAGGTGGGGATGGTACGTCCTACTACACGCCACACACACATAGACAAGGTGTGTCAATGGAAAAGTAATCTGTTTCAGGGACAATGATATGAACTGTTGGCATTGCGCAAGTAAATTGATTTGGGGTGGCGACCACGACATGGAAGATGACGAGGAGTTTTCAATGGAAACTAATCTGTCATGCCCTGAGTGTGGAAGTTATGTGTTAGTCTATTATCCAAAGGAGCAGGAAGATGAAGAGAGATGAAGATTTTAATTTAAAGGTAACTGTTCGCAATGGGAGGTTACTTCGTGCGATACGTAAGCGTTATTCTTCTGTTGCGGACATGTGCCGAAAGATGGGTCGTTCGCATCAGACGGTAAATAAGTTAATTACGATGAAGGCTGTTCCGTATAATTCGAAGGGTTGGACGGATTTAGCTTTGGATATTGCGGGGATGGTTGCCCGGGATCCGGAGGATTTGTGGCCGGATCATATGCGTGAGCTTCGTTTGAGGAAATCGACATCTGAGGTTAATCTTGATTTGGACGACGTAAAGAAGTTAGTTCAGGAGGGTTCGTCAGAAAAGACTATATCGCAATTAAGTGTATTAAGTCAGTTTTCCAAGAACCTAACTCCTCGGGAGCGGGATGTTTTAGCTCGGCGGTTTGCGCATGACCAGAGTTTGGATGAGTGCGCTGCATCTTTGAGAGTTTCCCGGGAGCGGGTTCGTCAGATAGAGGCTAAGGCTTTTCGGAAGATGCGCAAGGTTGCGTCTAATTTGGGGTATATGGATGTTAAGAACCCTGCGTGGGAGCCGTATGATTGGAAGGCGGGGAGGGATCGTCGCTCGCCGCTTAAATTATGTCTTAAATCCCGTGGTCAAGATTTATTGGAGGATTGAATGGTTTCTAGAAAAGTGATGAAACGAGATAAGGTTTTAGCCGAGGCTAAGAAAACTATAAATGGTCAGAGGGCCAAGGATTACGGTGATGCATACGAGAACTTTACTCGCATTGCTGATGGTTGGAACCTCATAATCAAAGAGGCACAGTGCACCAATGGTTACGTCACCCCGCAACATGTTGCGTTGATGATGGACTGGGTCAAGACGGCTCGGTTGCTGAACGATCTTAGCCACGAAGACTCTTGGGTAGACAAGGCTGGGTATTCGGCACTGGGTGCGGAGTGCGGGGATCGTGAGAGCGAAATACAAAAACGATTGGAGTTGTTTATGAGGTTTAAGGAACGACGCATTGGAAATGAAGATGCAGGATAACTTATTCGGGAGTGATCTCCACCACCAGATCAAGAACGAGTTGGACTTGATCGATGCGGACTGGAACATCCCGCCCGAGTATCCTGATCTTACAGGGTACAGTGAAGTGGCTGTGGATCTGGAAACCTATGACCCCAACATCAAAACCTTGGGCCCGGGATGGGCGCGGAAGGATGGGCACATCATTGGCATTGCGGTAGCCGCAGGGGAATACAAAGGGTACTTCCCGATCCGCCATGAAAACTCCCATAACCTAGACCCCAAGTTCACCTTGCGCTGGCTCAAGAAGCAGATGTCCGTGCCCGAGATGAATGTGATCATGCACAACGCAACATACGATGCGGGTTGGATGAGGGCCGAGGGCATAGAGATCAAGGGTCGGATCATCGACACTATGATTACAGGGGCTTTGGTCAATGAGAACCGCTGGTCCTTTGGCCTTGATGCTATGGCTCGGGACTATGTGTCTCTGCGTAAGAACGAGCGGCTGCTACAGGCGGCGGCGAAAGAGTGGGGCGTGGATCCCAAGTCCGGTATGTACAAGCTGCCCCCTAAATATGTCGGGGCCTATGCCGAGCAGGATGCCGTGGCTACGCTCAAACTATGGCAAGCCTTGAAGGTCAAGCTGGAAGAGGAGGAACTCTGGCACATCTGGGATATCGAAAACGGTTTGATCCGTTGTATGCTGGACATGCGAACCAATGGTGTACGCGTAGACTTGGACAAGGCGGAGCAGAATAAGAAGCTGATCCGTAAGCAGTCGAAGCTATTGCGTGGCAAGATCGAGAAAGAGGCTGGCATGGAGGTGGACATCTGGGCATCGGCATCGATCCAGAAGATGTTCGACAAGCTGGGTATGGAATACCTTACCACGGAGAAAGGTGCGCCATCCTTCACCAAGTCATTCCTGAACGAACACCCCGCCGAGATATGCCAACAGCTAGTTAAGCTGCGGGAGTTTGATAAGGCCGACGCCACGTTTATTGACAGCATCCTGCGGCACGAGCACAACGGACGCATCCATACGGAACTGCACTCGACACGACGAGACGAAGGTGGGACTGTGACTGGGAGATTTTCGTCGTCCAACCCCAACCTCCAGCAAATTCCTGCCAGAGATCCCGACATCAAGAAGTTGATCCGCGGATTGTTTATACCAGAAGAGGGTATGCAGTGGGGATCGTTTGACTATTCGAGCCAAGAACCGAGGCTCTTGGTTCACTTTGCTGCAAGCGTACCGTCTTCAATCCGTAGCCATGTCGTGGACGATGTGGTCGAGGAGTTTAATAGAGGGGACGTTGACCTGCACCAGATGGTTGCCGATCTGGCAGGCATCACACGCAAGCAGGCGAAGACCGTGAACCTTGGGATCATGTACGGCATGGGGGTAGCCAAGCTGGCAGACCAGTTGGGTATTGCTGCACAAGAAGCCAAGGATCTAATCTCTCGTCACCGCAGTAGGGTTCCGTTTGTTAAGCAGCTTGCGGACATGGCAACCAAGCAGGCGGACAAGAACGGTCAGATACGCACTCTGCTGGGCCGTAAGTGCAGGTTTCCACTTTGGGAGCCCACTAAGTTCGGAGTAGGCAAACCCCTATCTCACGACGAAGCACAGAAGGAGTACGGCAAAGACATCAAACGAGCCTTCACATACAAGGCGCTCAACCGTTTGATCCAAGGGTCAGCAGCCGACCAAACCAAGAAAGCCATGCTAGATTGTTACAACGAGGGGCTTACCCCTATGCTCACGGTACATGATGAGCTATGCTTTAACATAGAAAGTGAAGATCAGGCAGCAAGGATAAAGGAGATCATGGAGACAGGCATACCACTCAAAGTTCCATCTAAAATCGACGTAGACATTAAAACGGATTGGGGAGAAATAGAATGATCGATCCAAATATACCAACACTTGGACTGAAAGACATGCATCGTATGCAGGTACAAGCCCTTATGGATTTTGTGGGTGAAGCCCTTAACTTAGCAGCGCTAACCAATGACGAAGATGTACTACGCGAGACCGAAGAAAGCGCCGACGAACTGGTTCGGTTGTTCGGAGGCAATGGCGTCAAGGTAACTATCGAGACGCTGTAGCAATCTCCATGTTCCGGGCGACATCGATTGGGTTGTCGCCCAGCAACGCTGGACTTACCGCAGCCGTGCGAACAGGGCCTGTCGGAACTTGGAGTGATCCTTCTTGTTGTAGCGGAGGCAAAATCTCATAACGTGGTTCTTTTGCGGGGGGCAAAATCTCATAACGTGGTTCTTGTTCCGTGGGTAAGGGTTGATCAAACGAACGGTCGATGTCCCGTAACGTTACATCATCAATGTAGTCATATGGAATTAGATCAATTGTATCATTACGAGCCATCTCACCTAAAACACTTTTGCCTATTTTATACGGGACGTAAATTCCTGCAATCAACGCTTTAGCGCCGCCAACCCCAGCTTCTTTTAATACGCGGAGGATATCCTCGTCCTCCATGCCAAACTTTTTTACATCTTCCATGACTTGATAGAAATCTCGATGTGCTCTGAACTTAGCTTCATTGGCATCGTCATACGCATCAATAAGCATGTCTCGTGTTACGTTTGGACGACGAGCTATAGAGTTAAATATATTAGCAGAATTTTCGCGCCTTTGGGAAAACTCATAGCCTTTATACCTCAAGGAAGTAGATGCTTGGGAATCAGACTCTGTGATGCCAGAGAAAGCACGAGCAAGTTCCTGAGACAGATCTCGCACCCGGTGCATACGATCTTTCTCGCTGATGCCCAGTGTTTCGTTTAAATCCAAACCGTTGATAACCCCACGGGCAAAACGACTTGGCTCGATCTTCCCGCCACTTTCATCTATGGGGATGAACGCAGGCAAAAGCGTATCAGCAAGGTGAGCAAACGACTTGGCGGCTTTGTCCCCTGCGTTGTCTTCTGGGTTGTAGATCTTTGCACCCGTAATTGTTTTACCGCCCCGAGTGCCAATAAGCTGAGACGCATATTTCAACAAAGGTACATCACTATCGGCCTCTGGGAGAACATCTCTCATCGCTGCCAGTGCTATTGATTCTGTTAAAAATGGATCAAAAAGCTCCTCTAAAGAAGAACCCGCGGCCTCAAACACAATCTGCGCTGTTGACTTACCGTCCCGCATACCTCGTTCGTAGGTATTTATGGCTGCAATCGTGGTGCGCTCAAGCATGTCGTATGGGTTCGAGTAGCTGTAGTTGATGTACTTTGGTGTGCCGTCCTCGTGGCGACCAATCGGAACCAGACGTGCGTTCTTCTCCCACGGTGTAGCAAGAGAATCTTGGTACGCGTCCATCTCTTCTTTGGAGACGCCGGAAACACTGTACCCTAGAGAAGATACCCCTTCTGGCAGTGCGCCAAACGTGGTTATTGCCCCTGTTAAACGACGCAGCCCAATCTTCTGGATCTCTACGTTGGGGTCTGCCAACTCATCGATGCCACGGGCAATCGTGTTGACCCCTGTCCGTATGATCTCGTAAGGGAAAGCAATGAAGTTACCCACTGGAGCACGGCGCAATGCACGGATAGCCTCGGGTGCAAGGTTATAGTTCGGCACTGTGTTGCGAACCACACGGGCGGCTTCCTCTCGGATAAACGCATCGGTGGACATTGGCTTGCCAGACTTACGCAAGATGTATTGCGACTGCTGGTCGGGTGTCATCTTAGCCAAGGCGTTGCGTAACTTATTACCTTCGAACGTGTAGTTGTACACCTTCCATATATCGTCGCCAGCTTGGTAGAAGTTCTCTGCGTTCTTACCTCGGTTCCGTAAAAATCCGAGGATAGGGTTGTCGGTAAGGTTGGACCCAAACTTGCGGGTGGCAGCAAGACCTTCTACGGTTTTCTCGTCAGTGTAACCAAACCCTTTGGCTACCAGTTCCTGTAGTTCGCGCAACTCCGCTTGACTGTTTACAACACCGAGCTTCAGCAGGTTCTGGTACTCTTTGGCTGCTTCTTCAGGTGGCATCTTGCGTAGGTTATTCATTACCAGAGCCAAGGACTCATACAGGTTTGCGCCCTTGCCTATGTTGCCTTGCGCGGCAGCAAAAGCGACTGCTGTTGTCACATTTCGGATCTGTGTAATAGGGGACAAGATGGTCTTACCGTACTGTGAGCCGCCTTTAACACGGAGAAAACCAGAGTATATCGAGCGAAGGTTGTTACCTAGCCAACCTGTATCCCCAATAACGTTGCGCGTCAGATCCTGATACACCCGTTCGGGAACAGCGAACCCATGCAGCGAACCCCACCCAGACTCCAAGATGTCTTCGGGCTTGGTTTTGTCAGCCTTACTGCTGCCTCTTCCAGAACCGAGGACCACGAACCCTTCTTCTTCGATCATCTTGATTTGATCTGGGGACATGCCTTCGGTGTTGCGGAACAGTTTACCTATGCCATCTGGCGCAGCCTCCGCCGCAGCGCGTATGGTTCCGAAGTAGTTATCCACGGCGTTGAACTCCGCCATGTCAGACACAGTGGCGACGTAGTTTTCCAGTGGGTTCTTTACTTCTCCGAGCAGAGCTTTTTGATAATCTTTTAGGTTAGACCGTGTGATAAACAAATCTGTCCTAAGTTTATCGGCTGCTACTTTAGCCATACCTGTAAAAGGTTTCTTGTTGCTCTGACGTTTATAGCGTTCCAAGAAATTGTCTCGGGCAATCCGTGCTTGGTCGTCGGTCACCTGACCAAGTAGTTTGAAGTCTTCGCTAAGTCCCAAGTCTTGTGCGCTTCTAGGATCCCGAGCGCTCTGAGCTACTCTAGCCAGTTCATCTTGCACGGCAACGGCGTCAGCTTTAAATCCAGAGGCGGCTTGCTCTAACGCTTCGTCTGTGGGTTTGTAGTCTGCGTCTTCAAAAATACGATACCGCCTGCGCATGTACGAACCAAGGTTGCCTCGAATGGTTTCGGACAGCAGCTTCTTTGTGTCTTTAGATACCATGTCATTCTTTTTGAGAAAATCACTTTCCAGAATGTTGGTACTCAACTCATCTAAGTGACGGCGCATTGTCTTCAACGTAAGGCCAATATCTTCATCAAACTGCTTTAGCAGTTCGTCCGCGGCTTTTCTGTCGGGCATTGTCAGGTACTTGTCGATGGCGTTGTATGCGTCTGCTTTAGCAAACCTGCTGCCTTTCGCTAGTTTTTTGTTTGCCTTCTTCATTAACAAATCAAGTTGCTTGTCTAATATGTTGGTTAATCTATCCGCGGCTTTCACTTCTGCTTCGGTCAGTCCCGGGATCAAGGACCGAGATTCAGCAACTGACTCTGGTAGTACGCCTCTATACCGCAATGTAGCCAACGCTTCTGCCACGCCATTTTTAAACGCACCTTGCTCCGCACCCATGCGCTTTGCTTCTTCAAACTCTGCGAGTTTGCCCCCGACCTTTTCTGCGCCAGCCTTAATCCCACGAGCCGCTTGCGTAAGGATAGGTATCTGACCAGCGGCGGTGGCTGCGGCCCCTGCGGTAGCGCTAAGACCACGAACAATGTACGGCGCAGCAACAATACCCGCTGCCCCTTCCAGTCCAACTTTGGCCTTGTTCATCAGGCCCTCTAGTGCTCGCTCTTCGCCTTCCAGACCAATTAGGTCCGTTGTTTCTGTGGGTCCGCCCTCAAAAAAATCACCAATGGTGGTAGTGTCGCTTGTGGAAGTGACGGCATCCGCGACCCCCGCAGCGCCAAGCCCCGCCATAAACTTACCTGCTTTCCCCGCCTTGGCTACGGCGCTTAATGCTTGGATGCCCTTGGCAGCATAAGCCCCCGGTACAACAAACTGTACGCCTACTTCACTGATAGCCCCCGCAATTCCCATTGGATCAAGGCCAAGTCTGTCTCTGAAATCCTCAAACCCCTGAACCAAATCTTCGTGGTAGTCTGTCCCTGCAACAGCATCCGAGGCCAGAGCGCCAAGCTCCGCAACCCCTTGTATGATCTTCGTTCCACCAGAGAATGCGCCCTCGAAAAACTCTTGGGCTACGCCTTCGTATTCAGTAGGGTCGTAATCAGATTCTCCAAGCACCACTCCAGCGCGATTGCCCGGAGTAGCTCCAGTGGAGGGGAGTATCTCGTATCGTGGTTCTTTGGGAGGTAGGATCTCATATCGACCTTCTGCCATTTATTCCTCCCGAGCCACGCCGTCTTCCCCTACGACCATGATCTTACCAGTTTCTTTGTCTCTAAACCGGACGCCCGGAGTGGTAGGCACATCGACCGATGTTTCTTCACCGCCTGTCGCAGTTGGCTTGGTAATGTCAACAGCGTCTGTTTCCTCGACTGGTTGTGCAAACCTAGTGCCTACTAACTGATCAGGAGTATAGGATTGTGCTACAACGTTACGGGCTTGTGCGTCTGCCCACTCCGCAATAGTTTGCCCTGACTTACGAATACGCGCTGCGACCACATCGTCTTGAGCCATTCGCATAGCATTTTCCAAAGCATCTTGAAATGCATTGATAGGATTACGGAACTTGTTAGACCCATCCGTCGCGCCCGAACGAGATGCCCTCATGCCTGCAAGTTTCTCTGCAAACACTTGTTGCAAAGCCATCTGGGACATTGAGTCATCACGAGCCAAAGACTTCTCTTCAATCGCCGCTGCCCCCGCTGCCCCCTGCTTGAGTGCCGAGGCAATGTCTCCGCCTTCCGCAATCGCAAAGCCCACGGCTGCACGGTTCAAGGCTTTTAGGTTGTCGTATCGAGAAGCATCTACACCAAAGGTTTCTTTGATCAGATCCTTCATGGCACCGATCTTTCCCTTGGTTCCTTTGGGTGCGTCTTTACCCATGCCTGCGAGTATTTTTCCTGCCTCTTCAGAAGGCGTAAGTTTGTTGTCAGGTTCCGGTGCGTCTTCAACGGCCTTTGCCCCAAGTTCTTCGGCCTTTGCTAACTTATCCGCATCTGAGTTATCTGGTGCCGCTGCGGCACTGTCAGTGGTTTCTCCAACTATCACCCCAGCGCGACTGCCCGGAGTTCTCACAGTCTCTTGGAACTCGATAGGCTCTTGGGTGATGTCCACGGTTGGTTGCACCACGGTCCCTCTTCTGTAGCCGAGTACCGGGCCACCCTCTGCCAAATTTGTAGTAGTTTGTATCGGATCGAGGTCAAGCGCCGGGGGCCCGTACCCGGGCGTCCCGGGAATACCAAACCCATTACCCAGCAGAGGCTGAGTCGTAGCAAAATCAACACCCGATGGTTCTTCTATTCCTAACGTAGACCGGGCAGTGTCCAAATTTCCTGATGCAGTATTTATGTTAACCCCTGCTCGCCTTATATCCTCTTGTATTCCACCAACGGAATTTCCTATATCTTCAAGGTGTTGAGTAGTGTTTTTTGGAGCTTGAAACATACCAAATTGCCCAATCGGATTTGGTTGCACCATGGGCATGGGCGTAACGCCCTTTAATATTTCTGAAGGATCAATGTCGGTTCGCTCTACAAGACCCCCAATGTTATACCGCGCTGCTGCTTGCATCAGTTCAGGAGAGGAAGCCATAATCCCCACTGGACCCTGTGGCGCGGGACGACGTGCATATCTCTGAAACAAAGGACGATTAAGTGTGTTCATTACTGACCTCCAAAGACTCCGCCATATCCACCTTGCTGTAACCCTGACAGCCCCATGCCGTACCCCAAGAATGTTTGCGTCGGGTTTTTAGTAGGAGCAAGACCCGCGGTCATAGAACCTGACAACGATGGCACACCACGGAAGATGTCTGACAAGAAGCCCAAACGTTGATACGGTTCATACGCATTCTCCATGGCAGCGGAACGTTGCACATCAAGCTCGGCTTGTGATTGCTGCTGCTCCAATGTGCCTAAGTTAAACAGTGCGTTTACGTCTCGTGATCCCGCAGCCTGCGTCGCTTCTCCCGCAGCCATCTGTGTGGTGCCTGCACCAAACATACCCTGACCCAAAGATCCAAGCCCCTGACCCAAGTTGCCGTACAACTGCGCAGCGTTTTGTCCACGCTTCTGTGCAGACTCAAATGCGCCTTGCGCTTGTTGCTGCGCCTGACCGTAGGCTTGGGACCGTAGCTGTGCACCAACCCGAGCTTGCTCTCGTGCAGTGTTCCGAGCCAGTTCCTGTTCTGCAACCGCACCACGGGATCCACCAAATGCCCCTGCGCCAACCGCGCCAGCCCGTACCCGAGCCAACTCACGTTGCTGTTGGTCTCCGATGTCTCGTTGTGTTTCGTCGATCACCTCTTCCACAAAGGGATCGTAGTATGTCTGATATGACTGAGGGTCGTACTCGGCAGCAGTGCCAGCAAGCGCTGTACCACCAAGACGTGCCATGTCCACAGCTTCACCATAAGTGCCAAGCCCTTGTGCAAACGTCTGGGACGCCGAGTCAAACATAGGCTGGTACGCACCAATCTGACCCACACCCAACTGCAATGCTGCGGTCTGTGATGGTGTAAACCCAGAGTAACTAACTTCTCCAGTTTGTGGATCCTTATAACCAAACTTAGCCAGCGTTTGTTCGGGGACCGTGGACAGAGGAGATTCGGTCGCCAACCCTGTGGGCTGGGATACGAACGATTCTCCCTCTGCAAGAGCGTCCCCTTGCCGACCTTCGCGTAGGACGTTGCCCTGCGCGTCGGTAACGTAGCCGCCATAAGGATCAAAGGCCGAGAACAAAAGGCTTTTGAGAAACGACTCTTGGTACTCGGGAAGAAGCTGCTGCGTCTGTTGGAGGTAGGTTTCTTCAGCCATTATGCTCTCTCCTCAAACTGCTTCATCATTTGATACATCTTAGCGGCCCCTTTGGCTCGATCCCCGCCGCCTGCTCCCGCAACCGCAGCGTTGGTCATTACAAACTCACCGTCCGACAACGCCGCTTCTTGTACAGGTTGTCCATCTTGATAGATCTTAGCAGGGATTGAGTCGCTGGTTCCTGTGCCGGGGCCCTCGATCATGCCGCCCATGGCAAATTCACCTTCTTGCCTTGCACGAATTGCGGCGTCTCTTTCCATTTTGGAATTATAATACTGACCTGTTGCACTGTCTACATACAGAGCACCGATCCGTGCCCCGCCATAGCCGGGACTTCGCTCACCTGTTTCCATCTGAGCACGTTGTTTGTCAGTCATAACAACCTTTGGGTTGGCTTGTTCGCTGCCTGTGAGTAGTGCAGCCATAACATACGGGTTGTTCATCAAACCTGTGATCCCACCCGTGCCTATACCTTGGGCTACTGCTTCGGCTCCGGGCGCGGCCTTTGCCATCTGAGCAGTCTGTGCCATATTCGCCCCTGCTCCACCGCCCGTAAGCATCTGCCCTAATTGAGTGCCGATGCCGCCTTGCGCTTGCGCATTTGCTGCCAACGCCGCGTTCGATCCTACGCCACCTAAACCTAAAGCGGAACCTGCGCTCGCCGCAAAGTTCTGAATCCCCGGAATAGATCCAATACCAAACCCCATTAAGCCTGCTTTAAGTGCGTCCTCTGCATCCCCGCCTCCAGCAAGGCTACCAATACCCGCACCAATAGCGGCCCCGCCGGGACCACCTACTGCCAGACCAACCAGTCCACCAAGGGTCGATAATAAACTCATTATGCTTCTCCCGATATAGGTTCAGGGGCCGTCACAGTAATACTTGTATTACGTCTTTCCGATCCAGTCCAGTTTTCTCCGCAGTCAGGGCAATTCCCGTCTGGGTAACTTGCGATTTCTGCTGGCGTGTCAACGATGTTCTCGCAGTTTACACAGTGCAGTGTATCAGAACTTGTCGAAGGTTTCCAGCGGGAGCCGTCTGGCATTGTAATTACAGTCATGTTGTCACCGTTACTGCGCCTACTGTACCTGTTCCTGAAGAACCGCGAACGTATGGCTGGTTAGATTGTGGTACTCTAACAATTCCGTCGTGCTGAAACAATGCCCCCGGCGGGAGACCACTGTCATCACTTTGCAAATTCGTAATTGTTATCTCTGTCGCTCGAATGTCCCCGGGGTTTTGTACCTGTTCCAAAAATACAGAAAACGAACGAAGCACCTCTGCGAAATACCTTTGCTCGTAATCTGCGGGGGGAATAGGAAAGTAAGGACGGGAGAGACGACGAGACATTACCGCCTCCCATCTGGTCTAAGATCCAACCGGGGAGATCCTAACCGCCATGTAACACCCGTGTCGTTTGACTGGATCTTAAACCGCATCTGCCGCCCACGAAGGCGGAAGTAAAGCTGCTCTGTTCGAGAGTCTACAGGAACGGACTGGGTTTTGACAAACGCATCTGTCTGGCTAACCGAGTACGTTCCGTCAGGGGCGTTCTTTACATCCAACGTTATGTTTACGTCAGGTATAATTGCTGTTGAAGACTTGAAGTCTACGTCGGGTATCATCTTGCGGAGCAGCATGAACTGCTCGCCGTCCCCAATATCCATGGGGCTGGACTGTATATATGCCACAATAGGAGTTTCGGGGTCCGTGGTCCCATCATCAAAACCAATCTCATGCTCGTAGATGTAGCCGTCTGTGTTGGCAGCAAACGGGAAGTCAAAGATCCCACGGTCCACCCACGCTGTGCGAGCGAACGAGCCGTAATACCAAACCTGTTCGGTGTAGTTGTACACCACATAACGGTCCACTTCCCCGCTGTT